TGTTCATTCGTGTAATAACTTCGCTGATCGGAATGTAGATCAGGTTCGCTCCACCTTTATTCAACTTGCGCACCATCTCTGGTGGGAAAGATTCTGCTAACTGTTGGTAGATCTCGCTCATGTTATTTTTCCTTCCGCACAATGATGCTTGTTTTTAGTTCTCCGACTTCGCAGTATTGATCTGCGTTGATGCCGAGTTTGGACAGTTCTTTCACTCTCCAATACGATGGCTGTACATATTCCAAGAGTTTCAATGCTATTTCTTCTGAGGTCATGATCACTTCACCAGTGTCCATGTCAACGGAAAGATCTCCTAGCCTGCGCAATACTTCTGACGCAATGTCTTCATGTTTCCAACCCTTGCGGTCAAACGCTGACTTCTTTTCAATGACCTGACCGTTGGATGCGGAGTGTTCTGAAGCATCAATCTTGTCAGAGAAAAGGTTGGAATACTGTGTAAACATTGACGAAATGTCACCTTTAATTGCGTGCAACAAAACCAATGTGTCACACCAAAGTTGTTCATCGTCTTGTTCTAGGTTCCCTAAAGCCATATCGCTAATAGCAATTAGTGACTTACGGAATTCTGTTAGCGCGACTAGACGCTCTGACTTATCCCATGAATTTTCGCTCATACGAGGGACGGAATTTTTGAGTCAAGCGACAGGGAAATGCGAACTAGTGTTTCAATACTTGGGGAGAAGTGACCGTTCTCAATTCGGTTGATTGTTTTGCGATCAACACCAGCAATTTCTGCTAGTCCTTCTTGGCTCAGGTTTTGTTTAGTTCTAGTTTCACGGATCCATTCAGAGAGCAATTCTCTGCTTTGGTTTGTTGCAGTTCGTAACTGCGTTTTGGTTGGCGTTTTAAAAGCCTTTTTCATTTTGTCCCCTCTCGGGAAATAGTGGTATAGGTTTATTTCACACAATGATACTGGCTCTCTTGCGTTGAGGCAACCCCAAACCAGTTAAAAAAGTAAAAGCACCAACTGCCGAGTCCACTTGGTCATCATGGGTGCAAGCCTCTGGAAACGAAGATATTTCGTCCAACCAGTCTGTGATCCACTTGCCTCTCACGAGCCGAACATTGCCGTTTGCGACAGCGGCGGCGAAAGGTCTTGCCCTTGTCTCCTTGTCGCCCGATGAGCGGATTCCTTGCAAATCCCAACCCGGAACCACATAGCGTGCATATTGGTCAATTAGCGCCTTACCCGAGGAGCCCGGTTCCTGCTCCATCCTTATGGCTACTGATTTCCCATCCTCTTGGGCGGTCTGTGAAATCAGCGTTTCTACCTTGTCCGATTTAGCCCTAACTTTACGAACATCCATAATGTAGGAGATGCCTTGGTCAAATAACATAAGGGTTCCAACCGTCCAGTCGGGGTCAGTATTGCCTGAATGGGGTTCAGTCGCCGCTAAGTCCCAGTACCTGACAGCACGGGCTTGGGAGGTGATTTCGGGGACATCGGAGCCATCAATAATCGGGAAATCCGTTCTGTCAAATAATGTTCCAAGAGTGGTTGCCCACCAGTCGCCCATCTCAAGTCGTCGCCTCTCAACAGGGTCAAGGACGGATAGCGCCTGACGGTATGACTCAGCGTCAATACCCGGGTTATCTGTTAAAAATGATGGAACAAAAAATCTCTGCTCATTTTTACCCTCAACGATAAATCGTTGCCTAACCCAATTAGGGGCTGGGTTGGATGCCGACCTCATTCTGAGCGGAACCTTGGAAAGCGGACCCGAAGCAGGACGGCGCAAACGGGAGAACATATATCTGTAGTCACTTTCACGGATTTCGGTAACCTCATCCATGCCAATGAACTGAAACTCAGAACCTTTGTAACGAAGGTAGTCGTTGGTGTTATTGAGATAGCCAAAGGAAACACGGGCGCCAGAAGGGAAAGTAGCCACATAACTGTTCGCATTCCAGTGGACATCCTCGTAGGACATAACCCAGTTTCGGAAACGATCCATCAAAGCACCCGGCAACGCCAAGTCGGCGTAGGTGCGACGAAAGAGGATCGCAGAGTAATTTGGGACATCTACATACTGCAAAGCCGCCATAAGCAAGGCGCTACTTTTACCCCCACCAGCAGCCCCACCGAACAGACCCTCCAACGCATAACTACGCAAAAAAACTTTTTGAGTCAGAGAAGCCTCTTCAGGACAGAACAAAGATTCCTTCGGTTGGAGATACTCGTAAATTTTATTCCAGTCAGCCATTAGTCCTCGTAAAAATAGTTAGATACATACTGTAGTATTGCATAGGTCTTTCATTTGCTAAGGTGACGGTCTAAATGAACATTTTACGAAAATTACAATCTTTCTTCACGCGCCGCAACCTTGCAAACTGTTTGATGGTTTTATTCGTCGCAGGAATTTCAATAGGTACGGGTCTCATTTTCCTACCAGCGGGCTTGATCGCCCTTGGAGTAACCTGCGGAATCTATGGTTACTTGTTGGGATCTGAATAATGGCGTGGAATAGCGAAAATAATAAAGATCTCAGAAACAGCGCCGAAAAGGCAATGTCCAATCCCGGTGCGCCCATTGCTTTTGACATGGGACGAGTTGGGAAACCGTATAAAGATGGTTGGGATATTGACCGTGCATACCGCGAGGGAATGCAAAAAGTTACTTGGGTGTTTCGTTGCATAGATGCAATCGCAGGAAACCAAGCAAGACTCCCCGTAATTCTTCGTAAAGGCAACGATCAGCGAGGCGAGCAAACAAAAGACAACAAGCCCCTACTAGAGATTTTTAACTCCAAGTCAAACGAAGGCGAAAACTCTTTTGCTTTCAGATACCGCGTTTCTGCTCAACTCTTGATGAGCACAAGAGGCGTATTCATTGAGAAGGTTCGTTCGCGAGACGGAAAAATTATCGCCCTTCAACTTCTCCCGCCACAGTACACAGCACCGATTCCTGATGCAAAGAAGTTCGTGCAAGGTTTTGAAGTTGATATGCGTAACGGAACAAAGTTTGTTCTAAAGCCTGAAGATGTGTGTTGGATTCGCAGACCACACCCGCTTGATCCATATCTTTCAATGACCCCAATGGAGTCTGCTGGTATCGCTATTGAGTTAGAGAACCTGTCAAAACTTTATAACCGCAACTATCTCATCAACGACGGACGCCCGGGCGGTCTTCTCGTTGTTAGAGGCGACATGGAAGACGATGACAAGCAAGAGTTGAAGAACAGGTTCCGTGGAAACATTTCACGAACAGGATCAACAACAGTGATCGCTTCAGAGTCTGGTGTTGATTATGTGGACACTTCTGCTTCACCACGAGATGCGGCTTACACGCAGATGCGAGAAATACAGAAGAACGAAATCTTCGCCGCCTTTGGTGTTCCTGAATCTGTAATCGGTAACGCCTCGGGGAGAACTTTCTCTAATGCTTCTGAAGAACTCCGTGTATTTTGGATGGAGACAATGGCTCCACACCTTCACACGTTGGCGCGAGCACTTGATGAACTTGACGATAAATACTATGTTGACTTTGACACCGAAGACATTCCAATTCTGATTCTCGCAAAACAAGAACGCGAACGATATGTGATGGACGAGTTCCAACAGGGTCTCATCAGTTTGAATGAATACCGTACTGCTACTGGTCGTAAAAAAGTTGATTCTGAACTTGCTGACAGTTTGCTTTCCAACCCGAACCTTACGCCAATTGCGAACACAGAGAAGCCGTTTAAGCCTGAAGAACAACAGCCAGTTGACATGGCGGGTGTTGATCCAAACGCCGCGCCTCCGGGTCTGCCTCCACAGGAAGGCGCGATGGAGATGCCTGTTCCTGCACCACCAACACCAGTTCCAGCGCCTGATATGCCTGCTCAACCTACGGATACGGCGGCACTAACACCAGATCAGCAACTTTCTGAGTTTGAAAAAATTCAGCATGAAATGCAACTGAAGTTTGTACAAGAACTAGAAACAAAAGCCGACACAGATACAGACAGATGGACGGAAATACTTGACCGTGCTCTTGAGCGCATCTTTGAAAGACAGCAACGAGTTGTTTTGGAGAAGGCTTTTGGCAAACGAGGAGTGAAGTCAATATCTAGCGGTGTGCTAACAGTTGACATGATTTTTGATCGCGAGATTTGGGACAAGCAACTAGCAGAAGATCTAGAGCCAATCATTTTGGCTATCTACACTGATGCCAAAGAGTATGTCGCCTCCCGCACTAGTAGCAATGTAGTGATGGAGCCACAAGAGGTTGAGAAACTTGCTCAGCAACAAATAGAGCGTATACAACAGGCGAACACCACAACGGCAGAAGAAATTGCAGCGGCTATAGCCATTGCGCTGATGGAAGAAGACGAAGAAGAGCGTTCGGTGCTTTTGCGCTTGGCTTTGATCGCCATTTTCTTGAAACTAATTTCCAAGCGTCGCAGGGATATTGCCGAACATGAGGCTCAGGCTTCATACAACGGCGGTGTCTTCTTGGCTGGCAAGGAAAACAATGTTGGTATGACAAAAACTTGGATTACTCGCAAAGATTCGCGTGTGCGTAATGCTCACAAATTCCTTGAAGGCAAAACGGTTGAGTTCGGTGACGGGTTCATCGTTGATGGTCTTGCATTGCGCTTTCCCGGTGATCCAGTTGCTCCGCCTGCATTGACTTTCAATTGTCGTTGCCGTTTGCGTTTTGGTTTCACTGAATAGTATTTTCAGTAAAATACAGGGGTTATACTTAAAGTGTTCCCGTTTTGGGACTCCAAATAGTTTATTGTTTAATAAACAACTTTTAATTGGAGAACCATGTCTACGACGATGACCGAAACACAGCAATACAAGGCGCTACAAGGTCAGTTCAACATTGACGAAGCGCAAGGCGTAGTTGAATGTTTCGTTGCGGGAATTGGCAACAAGGACAGTGTCGGCGACATCATCGTTCCGGGCGCTTTCACAGACAGCCTCAAGAGGCGCAAACCCCGTGTTGTTTGGGGTCACAACTGGAATGAGCCAATCGGCAAAGTTCTTGAAATGTACGAAGTTCCACCATCGGATCCACGACTTCCAATGAAGATGCGTGCCGCTGGTATTGGCGGTCTATATGCCAAAGTTCAGTTCAATCTGAAATCAGAACGCGGTCGTCAGGCTTTTGCTGATGTTGCTTTCTTCGGCGAAGAGCAAGAGTGGTCAATCGGCTACAAAACCCTTGATGCTGATTTTGACCCACAGCGCCAAGCAAACGTATTGAAGAAGGTTGAACTGTACGAAGCAAGCCCTGTTCTTCACGGCGCAAACCAACTTACGGGAACAATCTCAATCAAGTCATTTGAAGGCAATGACCAAAAAGGTTACATGCGTGAAGAAAATGGCAACATTACTGAAGCGGGTCGTTCGCTTCTTGCACGCTTCATGGCGAGCAACATGCAACGCAATAAGCCACAGGCAGAAGCGAAGCCAGAACAAGACGATGACGCAATTGATGCACCTATGCCAAACCGCAGTCGTGAAGAAAACCTTCCCCTTGCCTTGGCAAAGAAGTTTGGTGGCGCGGTAAGGATTCGTGAATCAGATGCAAATAGCGCAATTTTTGACCACCGTGTAGAAGGTCAAGGCATCATGACGATGCGCGTTTCATACCATTACGAAGATGGACAATTCATGATTGGCGAAGCCACAAGGGTAAAGCCACAGGTTGTTTACATCAATGTTGATGGAGATAAGCCAAGCGGTTCTGACGCTGAACGCAGGTACGAAGACCGATACAACCTTGACGCGGATCCTCAAGTACCAGCAGGCGTGAAACCAAAGTCACCTGAAAAGGCTGACCCACTTGGTGGCATCATTCCACAAGAAATTGTTACCGCCCGTACCCGTGGATACGGTCCGCGTCGTGGAAACCTTGAAAAACTGCTCCGCTACTGGCGCCCAATTATGAAAAAGCCGGGTGGATTCCGTCGTTGTCGCGTAATTCTCGCCAACCACCCTGAACTTTACCCGTTGAGCAATATTTGCGCTTGGCTTCACCATGAAACAACTGGTCTCTGGCCGAACGAAGGATGTCATCATCCGGGCATGAAGAACTGTCGTGGCAAACTACGCAAGTTGAACTGGGACGACAACGAATTCAATAACCGTCTTAGGGGAGTACTCAAGCCCGGCAAATCGCTTGAAACCATGACCGAAGAAGAAATTAAGTCAATATTTGACTTCCTTGACTCTGAGGAAAAGGGTTACGAAATGATGGAGGCTATGGCTGACCGTTTGGCAGAATCAGATGAAACAGAAGAAACCATGAAAATGGAAGATGTTGAGTTTGAGAACGAAGACGAAGGCAACGAAAAGGCTTATGAGGCTCTGAAACAATTCATGAATGATGAGCCCGATTTCATCAACTACATGGCAGATAAGAAAAACTGGGTCATGGAAGGCGATGATGATAACGGCGGAGTTATGGAAATGCCTTACTACAAAGACTCTGACGACGATGATGACTGTGGTTGCGGTGGCGGAGGCAAAGACCCTAAGCAGATGATGGGCATGCTGATGGCGGCTATTGCTGAACTCATGGGCAAAGACGCCGATGAAGACATTGAAGTCAAAGCAGGACGGGTTATCAGTTCACGGAATATGACAAAACTACAGAACGCTTTCAACCTTCTCAAGGAAGTGTTGAGTTCGGGTGGTGTGGCTTCAGAGATTGAGGCTAAGTCATTGTCGTTGGATGAGAAAGAAACTCTCATGGTTTCTTCTGCTGAACGGTCACTGTACGAAGTCAAAGAACTTTTGGATCCAATTCTGGATTATTATCAAATCAAATCAGAAGTCACCGAGGACGGAGTGATCGTTGAGATTGATGGTGTAGAGGACGAAGCATTTGATGCGTTGCTCAACATCATGGACTCAATGTAAATAAAAAAACGGTTTTTAAGACTGTTCCATTTGTAACAAAAACAAAACACTAATATGGGTTATACTTCAATAACAGGTTTACCACAAAAAACAGCAAAATATCAGTGTCTGATGTCAGGCGATAAACGCTTGACGCCATGCTCTGTTTGCTCTAATCCAACAAAGTGTATTGCAAAAACAATGCACTACAAGGAGTCCACGAACATGGCTAGCGAAACACCAACAGTAAAACTTCTTGCAGACGGCGGAATTGAATGCGCCAAAGGTTTGGAGTTAGCAGAATGTGGCTACAAGCCGGGAGCAAAAGTTTGTGGCAAGTGTGGAGCAAAGGCTGTCACGCAAACGGAAGAAGCCGTACCTGCTGACGCAGCACCAGAAGTAGCAACCGAAAAATCTGAGTGGGTTTCCGCTTCAGACGAAAAGGGAGCAAAGATGGAAGAAGATCTCGCAATGATGGAAGAGGGAATGACCCCTGCTCCTGCAAAAAAGAAAAAGAAGCCTACTGAAGTCGTAGATATGGAAGAAGAAGACGACGAAGAAGACATGCCCGAAGATCTTGATGATGAAGAAGAGAAGATGTACAGCGAGATTGAAAAGATGATGGAGCAACGCAAGAAGGCTCGCGCTAAGCGCATGGAAACAATGGGCGTCAAGTCTGCCGACTATGACGATCTTGCTTTTGTTTGCGCCATTGAGCGTCGCGTCTATGCGGGCGGTTCAGAAATCTGTGCATCATGCCCAGGTGGATGTGAACAACAAGACACAATGCCAAGCCTGCTTGAAATTGAAGGCATGGCAGAAAGCATGTTCGCAGGAAAAGTTCTTGACTCTGGCTACGCAGACGAAGTTGATGTTTTTGTTGTTGATGTTCAACGCAAAGATGGAAAGCCAGTTGAGGCTTACTTTGATGGTTCGTCAGGCGAGTGCATGGGCTGGCACCTTTTGAATGAAGATTTGATTGGTGAAGTAGCAACCGTACCCGGACAAAAAGTAATCTCGTTCAGCGAGGCTTCAGATATTGCAACCAAGTCAATTGAAGGCGAAGTTGTTTCTGTTGATGCCGACATGTTTGACGGTTACGACGCTTACGCTGTAGAAATTGAAGGCGTAGACGGAAAGTCATACGATGTTTATGTTGGTGTTGACGGTGAGATCCTCGGATTTGATGAATACGATCCCGAAGAAGCCGCAGACATTGATGCAGAAGTAGCCGACGTTGCCCTTAAGGCAATGTACAGCGAAGATGAGCGTGACGAAATGGCTAAGGGCGGAATGGCTTTGCCAGACGGCTCATACCCAATCAAGGATGAAGAAGACTTGAAGAACGCAATCATGTCTTACGGTCGCGCAAAAGATAAAGAAAAAGCAAAAGCACATATCAAGAAGCGTGCAATGGAACTTGACAAAGAAGACATGATTCCTGCCGAATGGTCGGAAGAAAAGACTCTTTTGGATGACGAAGCGAAAGAGTTCCTAAGCAGTTTGATGGAACTTGAAATGCTTGAAATTGAAACAGGTCTTGGCGACATTTAATGAAAAAAGAAAACCAACCTTTTGACTCAGTGAACACTTCTGGTCTTGCTTTTGACACAAAACAAGAACAAGTGCCCGTAGTTGAGACGCCTGAAGTTCAGATTTCTGTTGTTGAGGTTGAAGTCAAAGAGGAAGTAGTTGTCGTTGAAGAAGCAGTGTTGGAAGTTGAAACACCTGCATCAGTAGAGATCAGCGTTGATGAACCTGTTGAGGATGCACAAGAAACCAAAGTGGAAACGAAAAAGCCTTCTAAGAAAAAAGATGCAGAGGATGATGATGTTGTTCCACTTTCTTTCTTTAACAAAGCGTCAGAATCTAGCGACAAATAGTTGGTTGAGGCGATGATCAAATCGTCTCGCGCTTTTGACGCAAACGAGAGAGTTGCAGAATACCGCAAATCTGTTGCTGCTGTTCAAGAGAATGTTTTGCTGTTCAAAGGTTTCCTTGGACCTACTGTAAAAGACCGACCAGAGTTAACCTCCGTCGGTCATAGAGCGGCGCGCGCTGCGGGGGTGATAGTTGATTCTTTGGGTAAGTTGCGATGCCCACCCGGTACACCTAACGCAAATCAGTTCACCGACATGCAGATGTCCAACTGCCTCACCCCTTCTGCTGAATCAGCAGCACGCGGGGCGGCTTCCATGGCTGGGAAATTGATTGATGGCGCTCGGGTAATTTTCAAATCTGAAAAAGTAAAAAATGGTTCAAAAGCAGCGGCGATGATTGCCCTGCAAACAATGGATTACATGTACGCAGATGGTTCAGATTCAATGACACAATCTACGCTTTTCGGTATGGTTTTATTGAAGTCTGGCGGTGCGCAACTATTGGACTTTGCTACTGACTCGCTTCATAGGCGCGGGAAAATATCTGACAAGAAAAAAGAACAGTTGGAAGCAGTAGCGGGGAAGATTAAACGAGACGCCACCGTTGATGCAAAGAATTTCCTCCTAGCGACATTAAAGCGTCGCAAAGATAAAAAAGAGGATCCGAAGGCTGATCCACCCGTGGTCAAATCGCCTAGCGGTTTCAAGAAAGGCAATAGCACTATTGCGAAGGCAAAAGATTTTGATCCTGTTATAGGTATTGCTGATGCAAACGGAAGAAATATTTCAAGAGATCTCCCTACTGTCAAAAAAGACATTGACACAGTTGAGAAGGCTTCACAGCATATTGCCAATGGCGGAAAACTAAATGAAATAAGTGATGCTTTGGTACTTGACGCGATTCTAGAAAATATTGATGTTTACGACTCTGAAGGCAATGTTTCAGAAATAAAGCGATTTGAGTTACTTGGCACTGGTGGCGGTGTCGTAGGGATGAATCGCTTCCGAGATAGGTCAACAGGTCAAATGTTTGGTGTCAAATACGCTTCACGGCAGTCCATGTGGGATGAGAATGTTCCGCATAGCAAAGCACCCCTGACCAAGGGTGGAGCATCCCGATGGTTTGAACCTGTGAATGAGGTTCTTGCTGTGTCAATAACTGAGGAGTTTGGCTATCCATCGTCTTCGCTTCGCGTGGTTCAAGCAGCACCAACTAGGGCGGCTATGGGTGTTGTTACGGATCTGGTTCATAACTCATACGAAGGGAAGATTCTTTCTTCTGATCCGGAAGTGATGAAAAAAGTTGATAGCCGAAAATTGGTTCATATGCATGTGATGGATATTGTTTTGGCTAATGGAGATAGGCATAGTGGGAACATTCTGTTCGCGGAAAACTCCGATGGTGTTGACGCCATCCCTATTGACCATAGTTTTGTGATGAGCGTTTACGAATTTAGTGATACAGCAGAAAAATTTTCTTCAGGTATTCGTAATCATCCAGTCGGCAACGAACTTACTTTGCGTCATGGTAGATCAGCCGAAAGCCATGGCGAACTAGTTGGGGAAGCCGAAAAGGTTCTACAAGATATACAGAAAATTGACGCAGATTCATTGGAAGATCGCCTTTTGAGCCAACTTGACGAGATGGTCAAGGATCGCAATTTGATAGGCGAATTTGCGATGAACCCTGAGCAGTTGGAGCAACTAGAAACGTTGCAGTCAGATATCAGAAAGTCAGCGTCACGCCTAAGAGAAATGCAAGGGATGACCCCAAAACAGTTGGCAGACATCATTGTTGTACCACCTGCCCCTAAAGCGGATTCGGCATTAGAAGATCTTGTAGCGAGTGTTGTATGAGATACGCCCTTGTAACCCCAAGCACCGATGTTTCGGGAAACCCATATGTCCTACTGGAAGGAGATTACGGCATTTTTGGTGTGGTAGCCCCTGACCCGAAGTTCGCATCAAGTTTGACAAACGAATTGTTTCTGTCCCAAAGGGACACTATTGAAAAAGCAACCTCGGGAATGTCGTATCATAGTGTTAGTACTAATGTGCTGGATGAAAAAAATATTACACTTTTAAGGCAGTTGGCTAAAAAGTGGAAGACAACCTTGCCCGCAGAAATAGCGGAACCTGAAGAACCGAAAGAATCGGCAAAAAATGAGTAGTTATCTCAACCAAGACTTTGAGTATTTCGCACGGAAACTCCGTATGTCTATGCGTATGAAAACTGCTATGAAACGGACGAATATTGTCTCTGGTGAGGAAATTTATTTTAACCCAGATAATGCAAAAACAAAATTCCTTTTCACTAAAGGATCAGATGTTCGTAAAACTCCGCTTGACGGAAGTAGGGCTCTTCTAAACTTTAAAGCAAAACTTTACCTAAAGTCTCGTACATCAAAACTAGGTGCGGAAACCTTTATCGGTGATGAATCCAAGCGCGGTGGATTAGGGAAATGGTTTGAAGAAGAATGGGTTGATATTTCACGCCCGAAAAAAGGTGGCGGATTTGAGTCATGTGGTCGCGGAGACGCAGATTCAGGTAAATACCCTAAGTGTGTAAAGAAATCTACAGCGATGAGAATGTCCGCAGAAGAAATTGATTCCGCTGTTCGCAGAAAGCGTCGTGCAGAAACAGCGGGTAACCGAGAAGAAAACAAGCCGATCAATGTGTCCACATTCAAATCTGATGAGACCACATTAAAAGGTGCGAATATCCCAACGGACAAAGAACTTTATGCGCGAGTAAAAGCCGAAGCAAAAAAGAAATTCAATGTATACCCGTCCGCATACGCAAACGCTTGGCTTGTTCGCGAATACAAGAAGCGTGGCGGTGGATACCGTGTTGAAAAAGATGACGCTGAAGACATGGAAATCAAAGCAGGTCTTGTTGGTTCTTCAAGTGGACTTGGTAGAGCCGCTCAGGCGGTTGGTTCAGTAGTAACACCGGGCAACATATCCCCATTCAGCGCACCTATTCGCTCAAGACTTTATGGCGCACTTATTCCCGGCGGTGGCGGTGGGGCGCTCAGCAGGCTCAAGCCTAATCGCAGGCGTCAAGCACGATGCCCGAGCGGTTTTGAATATGGTGGTCGTTTCACAGACAACCGTTTCTCAACATGTGGAGCGCAGTTGTTTGAAATACCAGGACCACTAGCGTTGCTCGCACGAGCAGCCCGAAGACTTGCACCACCAAAATTGCCAACAGCACGAGCAGAAAATCTTTCAGAAGTTCTAGAAGGTAACCCAAGCAACACGCGCACAATCCAAATTAGTCGTATGGCACAAATCCCGCGAACTGGCGCTTTCCAAAAAGATAAGTTCAACGCTTCCGTACAGCAATCAATATCAACACTCAAAGGTGCACCAGCAGGCGAAGGACGAATGATCCGACGAGATGGTGTTGTTCTACGACCAGTTGTTCCATCTTCTGTTCTTCGTTCATTTAGTGAGAACCCTGACATGGTTGACGGTGCTATGGTTCGTGCAGTGCAACTCCCATCCGACATAGGTGCTGATGATCTTGCCCTTCTTGGTGGACCATCTATGAGCAGAATCTCGTTCGTTGCGCCGAACGGAGTAGTCGTAAGCATTGAGCGTTCACGACCATTTACCATCGGCGAGAAGCGCAAGTTCCCACGAATGATTAACTCTCTTGCAGAATCAAGCACTAAAGACAACATCATTTCTAACATTGAGGATTTCGCCAAAAAATCCGAAGGCGCATTCAAGTTCATCGCTGATACTGGTAGGCTTCCAAAGCCTCTAGAACTCGTTACTTACACAGGTCTTGACGGTATTGAAAGAACAGCACCTCGTTGGCAGTACGAAACCTTCATCAAACCAGACTTGGTTAGCGCAAAGAAGAAAAAATAAATGCTCAAGAATGAAGTGAATTACAAGGCGCTCGCGTTTCTCGCTGAGCAAACTGCAAGTACTTTTAATTATGATGTTAAAGGCGCTCGCGCTCTCTGGGATCCAAGTTTGTCTATTCCGGGCACCAATCGCCGTGGTGGTTGGCGTTGCCCTGTTGGTACAAGATATGGCGGTCAAATCACTGACCGTTACGGAAGGTCTTGCGGGTGGGGTGTTGCTCGGAGAATCGCAAACCAGATAGCAGATATTGGTGAACGGCTAGAAAATGTTGACGACCGTAAACGAAATGCTCGTTTGGCAAAACGGAATGCGCGTGTGCAACGGTTTTTGGCTCGTCAAGATAAACCCGGCTTACTTGAGCGTGGCGCTCGCGGTTTGGCAGACGCGTTAGATGGTGGAGCAACTGGAAAACCAGTAACTACTCCACGCGCTCCTGCTCGTCCACGAATCGCTGTTCAAAATCCTGCACGCATAGAACCTCCTGCTCGTCCAAGAATCCCTGTTGGCGGAGATGCTGAACAACCAGCAAGAGAACCAGCACGGGCACCTCGGAGAAGAGGAAATCTCCGTGAATCAGAAGCACGAAGAATGGACAGAGAAATAGTTCAACCCGGCGCACCACGCACAGGTGAACCACCCGCACCAAATGCTCCACGACGACGCCGACGAAACGCTACACAACAAGGCGCAAAAAGAACTGTTAGAAGAAAACCTGAAGCAGATTTTGTTGACGGTTCAAAACCTGTACCGACAAAGGTGCCACGCAGAAAACCCGCACCAAAACCACCAGAACGACCAGCGGAACAATCATCACCAATTCCACCACCACCCGCATGGAACCCAACAGCAGACGAGTTGGGAGGGAGCATACCGGACGATCGTTCTATCCGTAATGTTGTTAACCGATTTGGCGATCTTCGCGGACTACCCGAAGATGCGTATTGGCGTAAACCAGACTTCCCTGAAGGCGAAGAAAAAGCCGAACTAGAGAGAAGGTTTGGTCGGTATTACGATGACAACAACAAGCGTAATGCTCGTGGCAATTTTGTTAACCAACAAATATTTGGGCAACAAGCAGGAGCGCCACAGCCTGAACCTGAAGCACCTGCACGACGAGCAGGTCCACCGCCACTGCCAGCAAGAGACATAAACCCCCGCAGGGAGTTTGACCAGCAAAGAGACGAGGCTTTAGTCAAAGCAGTAGAAGGGGAAATTGAAAGATACAAGCCGAACGCTTACAATAATTTGCGCAACATGTCCAAAGAAGAAGTTTTGGGAAAGAAAATTAGAGATCAAGAACTTCTCAAAGAGGCTCAAGCAGGATTTGATAGAGCCTTTGAAGACTGGCAGAGTAAAAAGAATGGTAGCGAACGGGAAAGAGACGAAGCCAGAGATAATTTATTGCGAATGTGGGGACAAAAAGAAAAAATAAAAGACGGAGTTTCCGCTGCCGAATTAAGACTTGCCGAAATTGATGCTGCTATTGAATTTAGGCAACGAAATCAAGTTGTTGTACCAAATAATAATGTCAACGACCAGAACGCTCCACGCGTACAGCAACCAGCGCAACCACCACAACGACCAGCAGACATACCAGAACCAGAAGGTGGATGGGATGTCTCACCACCAAAAGCAAAAGATGGTCATGCACCAGAAAAACTGAACAAATTAGGTGAAGACGGTTTGCCTGATGTGAAAAGCGTTCCATTGGGGAACAAAGGTATGGATACCAAGGAGCAAGCAATTGACCACCTAGAAAAAGGTGGAGATTTGGCTGATGTCCCTGATGAGTTATTGGGTGAAGCGCTACACGGTGCAACAACAAGATTCTCTAAATCAGATGCTGGTGGTGGTGTTAACGGCAACATTCCCAACAATATGCATATGTTTACCGACGCCATCACTGGGAACAAGTTTTTCTTAAAATACCAAAGTGGTGCCCATGCAGAAAACGAAGACATTCATGAAGTGATCGGCAATAATCTTGCTGGTAGACTTGGCATGCCTGTCGGTGGTGTGCGAATGGATGGGAAACAAAAAGGTGGACCGGGTGCCCCTAACAGCGCTGGTAGGGCTATTGTTTATGAACACGCAGGGAACTACGTTGATGGGGTGCTGACAGACGGAAGAAATCAAGTAGCCGTGTCGCAAATAAAACCTGCCGATCGTGTTAGAGCGACACTTTTGGACTACATCATGGTCAACAGAGACCGCCATGGAGGGAACTTCTTTGTAGCGACTGACTCCAGTGGTAAGAAGCGGTTCGTCCCAATTGATCCTTCTCTTGGGTTTGATGTCAACTGGGGTGGGCGGGCTCACGAAAATTATGATGGTAACGACGAAGGATTACGAGGCTTTTTAGGCAACGATGTTGGTGGTAGAAGAAACGAGATGCTTGCAACATTGAGACAGCAATTCAAAGATAGGCAAATAAGTCGGCGCGAGATACTCTTAGCCGTTGAAGAGGTTCAGAAGTCCATCCGTGAGGCAGAGCGTAAAAACCCGTATATGAATGTTGTTGAAGATGTACTGAAAGCCGGTGGGGATGGAACCGCTAACCCTAGGGGTGGGGATCAGGCTCTTTTGAGGGTTGGCGTAAAACCGCAAAGAAAAATGAAATATATAACAGATGTTGACCCCGGCAGACTTGCTGATTTGATTATAGGATCATAGGAACCATGAGAGCAGCGATCATCACCTCCAAAGACCCACTAGTTCAGGTGGATCCACTCGTCATAGTTGAGGACGATAAAGGGATTATTAAGTATTACTCAAAGGATAAAGATTCCGACAAAAAGGATAATGAACACTTTTTGGCGGTCAAGAAAGGCTCGTCGGATAGGACTGACCTTGAGAG